GACAAGATGTGTGATAATAACAGCGCATGAATTAAACAACTGACGATCTCACTCGGGCGCGACTAATTACCGCGCCGACAACCGCTGCCCCCAGCGGGTGAGACGACAAGGGGACGCACGACGAGGGGACGTGTTTCTGGCTTCGGCCATGAGACCCGTCCCTTTTGTTATGTTGTCCCCCCGTTTGAGAGGCACATGGACACAGACGCAGGACAGGTTACGGACGGCGATATCACGATTGACAGCAATCACGAGACGGCCGATCAGATCCAGCTCGCGTTCGCAGACGATGCGGTAGACGTCCCGCCTGAGGCAGACGCGGCGGACCAGGAAGCCGTTGACACGGCGGCGCCTGTCGCGCCTCCTGTCAAAGCCAAGCGTCGAAGCGACCCGACCGAAGCCGTCAAGTCGGCCGTCGCGAAACAACGTGAAGCCGAACGCCGAGCCGACGCCGCTGAGGCGCGTGCACAGGCGCTAGTGCAGCCAATCACGACTGAACCCACGCCTGGCGGCGGCGACTGGGCGAGATTTAAGAAGATCCCCGGCGTGCCGACGGTCGATCAGTTCGACGCCTATGAGGATTATTCGATGGCGATGTCGGCCTTTGTGGCCGACGTGCGACATCACGAGCGCGACGCCGAGCGATCTTCGGCGTATCAAGCGCACCAGCACCAGCAGGCGCAGGACACACAGACGGCGCAATGGAACGGGCGATTGGACGAAGCACGAGGGCAGGACCCAGACTTCGACGCCGCGCTGAACCCCGACACGCCGATGTCCCTCCCGATGCAACATCTCACGATGGATAGCCCGCAAGGGATACAGATCCTCCAGTATCTCTCCGCGAATCCAGAAGAATCTCAGCGGATCTCCACGCTGCACCCTGCCGAAGCATACAGGGCAATGGGGAAACTGGAAGCCCGACTCGAAGCTGCTCCCCCGCGTGCCTCAGCTCGAGTCGTCAGTAACGCGAAGCCCCCGATTAGGCCGCTCGGGACGTCGCCCCATGCAAATGATGCGTTCGAGATCACGGACGACCTGTCGTTCGACGAGCATTTTCGTCGAGCGAACGCGGAAGATCGTGCGCTTGGACGGCTTTAACCGAAGGATATAACTAGTGGCAAATACTCTTGCTACCCCGTCCTGGACGACGAAGGAAGTGGCGCGAGGCTTTATTAACAAGCTCGTGTTCCTCGCGAACGTCTCAAGGACCTACGATTCGCAGTATGAAATTGCCGGCGCGAAAGTCGGCAACACGGTCAATGCGCGTCTCCCGCAGCGGTTTACCGTCACGGATGGACAGGCGTTGCAACTTCAGAACCTCTACGACCAGACCGTCCCGATTTCCTTGACGAATCAAAAAAATGTGGCCTTTGGCTATTCGAGCCAGCAGGCGACGACCGAGCTCGACAATATTCGTGCACGGTATGTCAATCCAGGGTCCGAGGCGCTCGCGAATGCGGCGGAAGTGCTGGCATTTGATGCGGTCTATCGGGATATTTACTCGTCTGTCGGCACTCCGGGAACGACACCCAGCACGACGCTGACATATCTCCAGGCCGGCGTGAAGTTGACCGACCTCTCGACCCCGCTGCGGGGCCGCGTGGCGGTGCTTGACCCGCTGGCGATGAGCACGCTGGCGAATACGACCAGTTCGCTCTTCAACCCGACCGCCGTCATTGCTGAGAATTACGAAGAGGGCATGTTCGGGCGGAAGCAGTTGGGCGTCGATAAGTGGTTGCAGGACCCGGTGCGCCCGACGCATACGACCGGCACTTACACGGCGAGCACCCCGCTGATTAACGGCGCGAGTCAGACCGGTAGCACCATTGCGACAAACGGTTGGGCGAGCGGCGCAGCGACGCTGAACAAGGGTGACATTGTCACCATTGCCGGCGTTAATTCCGTAAACCCGCTGTCGTACTCGTCCACGGGACGGTTGCAGCAGTTTGTCATCACGGCGACGACCTCGGATGCGTCGGGCGTCATGGCGACCCTGCCGATCTCGCCGTCGATCATCACCTCTGGGCAGCTTCAGACGGTTGATGCTTCACCGGCGAACGATGCGGTCATTACCGTGTTGGGCACCACCGCAGCGGCCGGGGGCACGTTGGCAACCACCACGAGTCCACAGTCGTTTGTTTATTTGCCGGATGCGTTCGCATTCGTCATGGCGGACCTGATGAAGCCCGGCGCGGGCGCATCGAGCACCACCGTGCGGAGCAAGGCGCTCGGATTTTCTATTCGGATGGTCGAGCAGTATCAAATTGGGACGGATCAGAATCCAAGCCGTTTGGATATTCTGATTGGCGCGGCCACCATTCAGGCGCGGCTTGCCGCGAGAGTCTGGGGTTAAGCATGGCACTAGCAACTACGACGTTGAGTTCCGCTGTCGCCGTGACAGATGCGGACATTGTTGTCGCATCGGCTACGTCGGTGGCGGCAGGACGCATTGTGCTCGTCGATGGCGAGTTTATGCAGGTGCTCCAGAGTTACACCAGCGGCACGACCGTTGGGGTGCTCAGGGGGCAGAATGGCACCGCGACGGCTGCACATGCAGCTTCAGCGAATGTCACGCATGGGGATGCGACAGACTTCACTGTCGCCGCTCCTGGCACGCCCAATCTGAAACCGGGCGTTCTGGCGAATACGACGACCTCGTATTCGGCGGCGGGGGCCATCTCTTTTGGTGTGGCCCAGTTGACTGTGGCGATCATCAACGGGACAGGTGCCCTGGCGATGACGTTGGCAAACCCTGACTCCTCGCAGGACGGCATCATTCTCGCCATTGTCGCGAACGGCAAGGCGGCGCACACCGTCACGTACACGGCGGGTCTGGGCGATGCGGGCTCTGGCTACGACGTGGGGACGTTCGACGGGTCTGGGCAGTGCTCGATGTTGCTGGTGGCGGCCAATAGCATCTGGGTGCCGTTGCCATCCCCGTTCAGCGGCACGCTGACGGCGATTGACGTGGCTATCGCGTAACTTTTCACCACACGGGAGGCGGCATCGACCAGCGATGCTGTCTCCCGTTTTCCCTTGAGGATCTATGGCGATTATTCACAACCCCGAGAGCGAGTATTCACGCGAGCTGGCGAAGTGGAATACCCAGAAGCGCCACGGCGGGTTTGGCCCGGACGGGCATGAAGCGTTCCCGAAGATGATGTATCGGGCGCTGGAGCGCGAAAACGGAAAAGCCATGTGCGGCGACCCGCTCGCGGCGACTGGCGACGCTGTCGGTGAAGCGTTCTCTCGGTCCTGTCAAACGATTGTGAACGACCAGGACGAGGCGGACAAGTCTCTCAAGCAGGGATGGTATGACACGCCTGACTTGGCGCTCTCTGGCTACGAGGACAATCAGAAGTCCATGGCTGACATCGCGGCGATGCGCCACTTCAGCGATCAACGCATGGGTGAAACCGCGCAGGCCGAGGCGAAGGCCGCTGACGACGCGACACACCTACACATGCCGTCGATCCCGGCCCCGCGGAAGCGTGGTCGTCCGAAGAAAGCAGTGGTGCCGGCCTAATGGCGCAAACAACTGGGACGTACAACAGATCGGTCGTTGCCACGAAGTCGGATACGGTCAATTTCGATGGCAGCACATACGCCGCGAACGCTTCGACGAAGGCACTCCCTGCCGACGCCATCTTTGTGGGTGGCGCAGGCGTAGTGGTAGCCGTCTTTGAAGACGGGACAACGGCGCCGTTTACCGTGCTCGCTGGGACGATGTTGCCGCTAAAATGCATCCGTGTGAATAGCACAAGCACGACGGCAACCTTAATGAATGCGATGTATCAGATCTAATGACCGTGCAGCAGCTTGTCACCGCAAGCCTTCAAGACCTGCGAGTGATTCAGACCGGAGAAACCGCATCGGCGGACGACTCCGCGTTTGCACTAGAGCGCCTGAACGATTGGATCAACGGGCTGGCGACAGAGAACCTGACGGTCTACACCATTGCGCGCACGACCTGGACGCTTTCGACCGCGGCGAGCTATACCATTGGGACCGGCGGCGCGGTCAACGTGGCGCGTCCGACTGGGCCACTGTCTATCGAGAACATTGGCTTCCAAGACACGTCAACGTCGCCCACCATCGAATACAATCTGGGCCCGGTGCTCACAGAGGATGGCTACGCCGGCATTGCCCAGAAGGCGCTGACGTCGGTCTTCCCACAGAACTGGTACTACAACCCCACGTTCACGTCTGGCCTGGGGCTCCTGATCCCATACCCGATCCCTACAAGTAACACGCTCGAGGGCGTCATCTACACGCACACGCCCGTCGCTGAGTTCTCCGCGCTCTCTGAGACTATCGCGCTACCGCCTGGATACCGTCGATTCCTGCGTCTCGGCCTCGCGAAGGAACTGTCCTCGGCGTTCGATGCCGGGCTCACGCCCGAGCTCCAGATGTCCGCCGTAGAGGCGAAATCTGACGTGAAACGCGCCAACATGCGTCTGAGCGACCTCTCGTCCGGTCTCGCCGGCGTGCTCTTTGCCGGCGCGGGTCCGCACTACAACATTTATTCGGACACATAATGTTGTATCCGGGGTTCGTGTCTGGCAGTTACGTCTCACAGAGCCCGTTCGCCGACTGTGAACGGACAGTAAACTGGTACCCCGAGCCGATTGAGCCGCAGTCGGTCCCCTGGCAAGCGGCGCTCTACCCGTGCCCTGGTTTCTCGAACTACGTCACCGTGGGCAATATCAACACTCGTGCCCTGTTCGCAATGGCTGGGAATGTTTTTGG